AACATTCATCATATTATTTTAGTAATACGGATAAAATTAACTATTTTGTTTGGAACATTTATAGAAATGTAGATACGGAATGGATTTTTAATAAAATAGAATCATTTTTTACATACAAAACCGGTATTAAAATAAAAAAACCATTAGATATTTTACATATTCACAAATATAAAGAGGGAGATTATTTTAAAAAACATAAAGATAATTTGTATCCAACACAAATACATAATATAGGTGTTTGTTTAAATGATGACTATGTGGGTGGTGAATTTGTTTTATATGAACCAGATGAAGTTTTACCAAAAAAACAAGGTGAATTATATACATTTAGAAGTTTAAGATATCACGAAGTAAAAGAAATTACAAATGGTGAAAGGTGGAGTATTATATGTTTTTTACATATTGAAAATATTGAAATTAATAAAAATTTAATATGAAAATTGGGATAACAGGACATTCAGACGGAATTGGAAATGATATTTATTTGAATTTAATAAAAGAATACGATGTTGTGGGATTTAGTAGAAGTAATGGATTTAATATAAAAAATACAGATAAAATTATTGAGCAATTAGAAAATTGTGATGTTTTTATAAACAACGCTTACGAAAAAAATTACCAAAAAATACTATTTGAACTAATTTTTGATAAATGGAAATTTTTACCAAAAACAATAATTAATATGAATAGTAGTTGTGTATATCACTCATCCGATTGGTCACCTGAATATGCAGATAATAAAAAAGAATTAAAAGAAGTATCTTTAAATACCATTAGAAATCATAAAAACAAAAAAGTTAGAGTAATAAATTTATATCCATCTACACTATCATCTCATAAAGGGTTTGAAAAGTTAAACAAATTAGATACTGAAAATATTGCAAAAATAATAAATTGGTTAATAAAACAACCACAGGAAGTTGAAATTAGGGAAATAAGTATTTATTGTACCACATTAGAAAAAGAATTTAAAGTAGATAAATTAATATGAAACCATTAGAATATTGGACACCCGAAGGATTTGAAATTTCATCATTTAGAAACAATTTAAGCGAAAGAATTAATCAAAAATATAATGGTTCCGGTTCTGATAATACAGGATTATGTGATTATACATACAACGAATTAGGATTTAGGGGTGATAGTATAAAAAAAGAAGGATTTAAAGTAATGTCATTAGGTTGTTCAATTACGGAAGGAGTTGGTGTAAATGATAACAAAACATGGTCGCATCAATTGTGTAAATTAATCCCAAATGGAGTTGATTTAAATTTCGGATGTGGTGGTAGAAGCAATGATTATATCAGCCGTTGTTTGATGGCCTATTACGATTTAGTAAAGCCTGACTTAGTTTTAATTATGTATACCGAATCGCATAGGCGAGAATTTTATACCAGTGAAGATGGTATAGAACCATTTCATCACAAAAGTTGGGGATATTTCGAAGAAGATATGGTTGGCATAAATGAACATAATGCACACCTTACTCTATTAAATAAAAATAATAATTTTATTAATTGGTACAAAAATCATATGTTAATTAAATATTTCTTAGAATCAAAAAAATGTAATTGGATTTGGAATGGTTGGTACGCGACTAATAATTATACTGATATTAATAGATTCGATGGTGATTACTATCCCTTTTTAGATTTCGGAGTAGATGGGATACATCCAGGACCACAACACAATTATCAGTATAGTATAAGGTTATTTGAACATATTAAAAATAATTTTCCTCATTTTTTATTAAATGATAAAACTAAATTAAATATTAAAAATAGTAATAAATGTTAATAAACCAAATACCTTAATATAAATTTGGTAATGTCAAAAATTTGTCGTATATTAGAGTATTATAAACAATTAAACTCTAAACGATGAAATTAAAAACAGAACAAGAATTACAAGCAAACTACGATAGATTTATCGGAATTATCAAAAAGTATTTCAAAGGTGAAAGACTTGAAAAATTATTACATATGTATTCCGAAGAAGAATTAGGTAGTAATTTAGCAGTATCCCCGGCATCCGGCTCAAAACATTATCACAACGCATATTTTGGTGGTTATATAGACCACATCTTCAATGTAACAAAGAATGCTCTTAAAATGAGAGATTTGTTTATTGCACAGGGTGGTGAAATAGATTTTACAGAAGAAGAATTAGTATTCAGTTGTTTGCATCACGATTTGGGTAAATTAGGTATCAAAGGTGAAGTTCATTATCTACCAAACCAAGAAGAATGGTCTCAAAAGAAGTATGGAACTTTATTTGTTCGAAATGAAAAAATACCATATATGACTTTGACTGATAGAACTTTCTTTACATTAAACCACTATGGTATTCAATATAATGAAAAAGAATATTTTGCAATCAAACTTACCGATGGTATGTATGATGAAGATAATCAAAAGTATTTAGCAGGCCACGACTTAAAGAAACAATTAGTTTATAAGTTACAATTTATTATGCATTGGGCAGACCATATGTCTACAATTATTGAAAGACAAGATAATACAATTTAATGACAGGTTTTCCGATTTGTAATAAAACAAATGTAAAAGTGTCATAAGTTTGTAACAAAGTTAGGGTTGGTATGGTGTTTGAACCATATACAACATTATTAACTAAAAAATTTATAAATTATGTTTTACACAGAGATTGACAGAATTATGGATAGTATTAAGACACATCCACTATGGGAACAGGCAACAAATACAACAACTTATGTTCCTTCAAAATTTGCAGTACAAATTAAAGATGATGTTGCTACAATGGCATTATCGGTATTAGGACATGACCCTAAAAATATTGAAATCAATTGTTATGAAGATAAGATTGAAATCAAAGCAAAAAAATCACAAGATGACAAGGAAAATCCATACAATCAATTAGTTTCCGATATCGAAGAAAGAATCACTATCGGCAAAAACTATGATGGTAGACAGGCAAAAGCTGAAATTAAGAATGGTATTTTATTGATTACACTTGAAAAGAAAGAAGAGTCCAAACCCAAAAAATTAACCCTTAAAGTTGGTTAATTCGGTTATTTTTTGTATATTGAAAAGGTAGGAAAGTGTCAATCCTACCTTTTTTATTATAAACAAATATTTATTACTATGATATACAACGAAAAAATACAAATGTTATTAGAATCTTTAGATGGAAAATTAAGGATTTTACAAAACGGAATAAGTGGTGCTCAACATCTATCACCATCGGAAGCACACACTACATTAGAAGACGCTAGAAAAATAGTAGAGCGCATTTCCGAATTAACACGAATCAATAGATAAATGAATTGGCTTAAATATTTAGTCGGATTTTCTGCACTAATTATAGCCGGATGTGCAGCATTTTTCTCCGTAACGGGTTTAGGTGTCCTATTTAGTGGTGCCTCAACAGCAGTCATGGTAATGGCCGGTGCTTTGGAGTTTGCTAAATTAGTAGCTGCCACATATTTGAAGCAAACTTGGGATGAAATTAAGGGGTTTAACAAATGGTATTTAGTATCAGCCGTTACATTACTAATGTTAATCACATCTGCCGGTATATTTGGATATCTTTCAAATGCATTTCAGGCACAATCTCTTAAATTGCAAGTTGTAGATAGAGAAATTGCTGTTTTTCAAACAAAAATAGACCAAAATACAGCGCAAATTACACAATTAAATGAACAATTGGGTAATTTATCATCAACACAAAACACAATTTTAGAAAAGGGTAAAGTAAATTCACGTTTGTTACGTTCAGTAGATGCGAAAGATAGACAAGTTTCTCAACTTAACAAAAAAATTAGTAGTTTACAAGATGAAAATGCCAAAAATACCGAAAAAATCAACGAAATTAAGTTAAAAAACTTAGATTTAGAGAAAGAAGTTGGTGGATTTAGGTTTGTGGCGGATGCATTTGGTATGGAATTGAAAAATGTTGTAAAATTCTTCATATTTTTGATTGTAATTGTGTTTGACCCACTTGCGGTGGCTCTAATTATCGCATTTAATGGACTAATTATAGTAAAAAGAAAAGAACCAACCTATGATATGAGTGATTTAGATGATTTAATGGAAAAAAATTATCAAATTTACGGAGATAGTGGAAATAATTCTACAAATGAAGAAGAAAACGAAGTTATAGTAGAAAATATTCTTAACAAAAACGAAAAAGATGAGATTAACACAGAAACGAAAGAAAATGTTGTTGAGTCTGATGATGTTGTGGATAATGCTCCACCTACTAATGAATCTTTAGAACAAAAACTACCAGAATTAAAGTGGGAAGAATATATGCATCCTGATTATCCTTGGAATAATCGTAAATTATGGATAAATAACCCAAAAGCAGTAAATTATTGGATGTCAAACAAAGGTGGAAGCCCAAGAGACTTAGCAAAATTTAGAAACGAAGAAGAAAATATCAAAACTTATTAAAAATTTGGTATTTTAGAATTATTTTCGTATATTACCTATATGAATTTAGGATACGCTTGTATAAACTTATCGTTAGGCAAAAATATTACAACTAACAGAACAATGATTAAAAAAACCTTTGTTTCTGATTTAGTTTTACAAAATGTTGCCGATTTAGAACGAATTATTGATTGGAATGAATCAAATGGTATCAAATTATACCGAATGAGTAGCGAAATGTTCCCATGGGCTACTGAATACGAATTTACACAATTAAAAGATTGGAAAAAAATATCATCAATACTAAAAATATGTGGTGATAAAGCAAAAAAGTATGGACAGAGATTAACTTTTCATCCAGGTCCGTTTAATGTGTTGACTTCACCAAAAGAATCCGTTGTTTTAAACACAATTAAGGATTTGGAAGTACATGGTCGTATTATGGATGCTATGGGATTATCTAAAACACCTTACAATGCTATTAATATCCATTGTAATGGGGTATATGGGGATAAAAAGAGTGCAATGGATAGATTTATCACTAATTTCCAAAGATTGTCAGAATCGGTTAAAACACGCCTTACAATTGAAAATGATGATAAGGCTAGTATGTACTCTGTTATGGATTTGTGGTATATTTGGAGTAAAATAGGAACACCAATTGTATTTGATTATCACCACCATCAGTTTTGTACAGGTGACCTTTCCGAAGAACAGGCATTAAAGTTAGCAGCAGAAACTTGGCCACCAACAATTAAACAATTAACACATTATTCCGAATCAAAATCATTGCATGAGAATAATATAAAATTAAAACCACAAGCACACTCAGATTATATTAATTCTTTACCAAATTCATATGGTGTTGATATTGATGTTGAAGTAGAGGCAAAAGCAAAAGATTTAGCAATATTAAACTTTATATAAATGAAAAATTATTTCGATTATTGGTATAAAAGAACCATAAAAGATGGATTAAAAGCAATGAAATTAGTAATA